TATCTTCTTCATAAGCTTTATAGGATTTATCCACATATAAAGTTGCTTTCAAATCTAGAGTCCTAATCAAGCCATCAACAATTGTAACTTCATCAGTTAACATTTTATATAAATTTAAATAATCTAAAAGCTCATGTTTGAAGGATATAGAAGCTCTTTCTAATTGAGTTTTCACTCCATCTACTTCTGCGGCATATGATACAATATAAATATCAATCATATTAGAACCTGCTCCTGAATTTCTTAGAATTGCTGTAGATTTACCTGTAGAGCCTACAGTACTTACAAATCTATTTGCAAATGCAGTGTAATCCTCGCCCGTAACAGCTCTATACTGTGTCTTGAAAAAGTAAGGAGCCCATTGTTTCGCATGCTCGACTGACTCAGAGTTAGAGCCTCCAGTAGCTTTTGTAGAGTTTACAACAGTAGCGGTAATTGCTCCATCCCCAGAATGAGTTCCTGGGATAGAGATGCTGAGAGCAGAGGGGGCTATATTACCTCTGGAACCTCCTCCAACTCTATAAGTTACGGTGTAGCTATCATTAGGGGTTGGGGACTTACCTCTAACGTTGTCTCCAAATACTAACGTAGCAGAGTAGTCATCAGCATAAGTTTTGCTAAACACCTGGCTAGAAGCATCCGCTAAAAATAAGTTTTCAATCTCATCGTAGATATCTCCGGAGCCTGTTTTTATACTTATACCTCCTTCAATAATAGAAGCGTCTGGAAGTGAAATCGTATGTATAGTATCATTAGCTGCAAAAGTTCCTGTAGAGGTCTTCATCCTTCCCTCTAGTAATATTAGTTTTGAAAAGGACGCTCCTGCATCATTTAAGGATTCGGTTCTTATTAAAACTAAATCTTGGGCATCCAAGTCTACCTTTCCATTAGAATTTACTTCATATAGCGTAAAGGAAGCTCTTCCTGTATCCCTATTACTATCAACACTAAAGGTTCTATTTGCTTGAGGGATAGTATAAGTTTCTGCTCCCGCTAACTCATTGCCGGATGGTAATCTCAATTCACAACTAGCTTTAGCGCTTGTAGGACCCTTTAAGCTTATCCCAATCAATTGCAATAGCTTTCTTAGGTTTTGAGGAGACTGTACAGAATTTAAATAACTTTCGTTTGCTAACAAATCAGCTTTGAGAGATAACACACCTGCTAAATAGGAGAAAGTTTCTACAACCATCATCCCTAAATCTGACTCTACAAAATTATTATAATCTAGTGGGTATACAGCCTTTAAATAAGTTAGTAATGATTCTCTATACTCTAAAAAATCATTTGAAGAATAATCAACTTTAGTAGCTTTAACCTGCGGAGATAATTCTGTAGTAGAAATGAAATCTGATGCTAAAGTTCCATCAAATGCTGAGGTATTATAAATTCCGGTGATGTCTGACATTATACTATTAAATCTAACGTTTGTTCGTCAAGAATCTCTCCGAGAATTGTAAATCTAATCCTTACATAGATTTGATTATATCCAGATGATTTACCAGACTCATCCCAAGAAACGTTTATACTTGTGAGGTCTACTCTAGGTTCATACTTAAGTACGGCTGCTATAATATCATTCTCTAAACTTGCTTTCAATTCCTGAGTGTATGGCTCAAATACAGCGGCTCTTAAATTTGTACCAAAATCAGGTCGCATAGCTCTCTCTCCTTTACTTGTCAAGACTAGCTGCTTCAAACCTGACATTATCGTTTCAGCACCTTCGGAGCGAGTGAAAAATCCACCTAACCCTTCTACTACAGGAAATGCTATCCCATGTAGTTTATTAGTTTTCGACGTAGTCAGTAAATTAATATCTTCGTTTATCATTATACTTGTATGTTTTTATAGAATCCTTTCTGGAAAGTGTAATTCTTTCTAACCTCTGTATTAGATAGGGCTCTTGTGTATAGTTTAAAACTTCCTATAAATCCCCCTAATCCACTTTCGGGAATAGTGGCTGCAGTTCCTGCCATTCCCGCTGTATTACTCGTGGTTGTATGCTGGCAGGCGGTAGGGTTCCCATGATGGGTATTCGTATTGTATCCTAAAAATCCTGGGTTATACGTGCTTTTGCCTAAGGTTCTATTAATTCCATCTGTAAAACCTCCCCCTAAAATCCAAGGGGTGAAACCAAAACCTATATTACCTACTACCGGACCTGTATTGTCAGAG